AAAGAGTCCGCTGTTGCGCGAGTACTCAAGTCCCGCATCGCTGGTAAATAAATTAATAATAATTCACAAAGGAATATAAAATGAGCACTCCACTCTTTACTGAAAACTTTCGCTTCAGCCACGTCGTAAAAGCTGAACTCTGGCCTGATGCTGGCTATACTCGTGCTGTTGTTACCTATAACGGTACTGCAGGTGAACTGAAAACTGGCACTGTACTGGGTAAAGTTACTGCAGGTGGTAAATATAAAATCGCTGTGCAATCTGCTGTTGACGGTTCGCAAACTGCTGACGCAATCGTGCTGCAAGATTTGACCGCTGCACTGAACACTGACACTAAGATTCTGGTTCTGATTAAAGGTCCAGCTATCGTGTCTAAGGCAGGTCTGATTCTGGACGCTACCTACAACGACGATACCAAACGTGGCGTTGTCTACGCTTCGTTGGAAGCTAAGGGCATTCAAGTTAACGACGCTGCTTAAGCTCTGGTAACTAACAACATATAATAAGGAAATAATATCATGGCAACAATTCGCAGTTTTGACAAACCATTTGAAGTAGTTGATCTTACCGAAGAACTTAACCTGATTCCTAATCAGTTCGGTCTGATCAACGAAATGGGTCTGTTCTCTAAAGAATCCGTTACGCAGCACACCGTAACTGTGGAAGCTACTTCCGGTACACTCAGCGTTATCCCTGACTCGTATCGCGGTAACCGCACCACAGTGAACAAGGACGACACACGTAACATTCGTGCGTTCCCTATCCCTCACTTTAACGACACTGACCAAGTTACTCCACAGGACTTGCAAGGTAAGCGCGGTTACGGCACAGATGCAGCCGACACCGAAGCAGCTGTGGTTGCACGTAAGCTGGAACGTATTCGTCGTAACTATGCTACCACTATGGAAGCCGCTCGTGCTTTCGCAATTACTAACGGAGCGATTTATGCACCAAACGGTACTGTGGTGGATAACTACTACACTAGCTTCGGTATTACCCGTAAGGAAACCGACTTTGTGTTGGGCACATCTACTACCGACCTCGGTGCTAAGATTGAAGAAGTGATTGCAGCTACGCAAGACAATATCTTGTCCGGTGAAGTGGTTACTTCTGTAACTACTCTCTGCTCTCCTGAGTTTTTCACCAAGTTGATTAACCATGCTTCGATCAAGGATGCATACAAGTACTACACTTCTACCCAAGAGCCACTGCGTAATCGCTTGGGTTCTGGCGTGTATCGTCGCTTCTCCCATCAAGGTATGGACTTTGTGGAATATCGCGGTTCCGTGAACGGTGCTCGTTATATCCCTGCAGGTGATGCTTACTCTGTGCCTATGGGCACTCAAGACACCTTTGTGTCCTACTTCTCGCCAGCTAACAAGTTGAGTTTGGTGAACACCCTTGGTGAAGAAATGTACACATTCCAATACCGTGACAGCCGCGATGAAGGTCTGAGTTTGGAATCTGAGTCTAACATGCTGCACTTGGTTCGCCGCCCTGCTGCTGTGACACGTTTGTTCTCCAGCAACTAAATGAATTAGCCTCCTTAATTGGAGGCGTTCTATTCCAGATCATTGTTTAACGCAGTGATCTGTGGTAGAATTATGATTGAGCTATCTCGACGGAGAGAAAAGAGGATTATTCACCCTCCTGCTCACTCTTATCAGTGAATACTTATTAGGAATAATAAATGAATGATTACTATGTTTACGGGCACTATACAGAAGACAGCGATGTTTTGTTCTATGTAGGTAAGGGTAGAGGTGTCCGTAGTCACAAGGCACACAATCGAAGTAAAGAATGGTTTGCTTTGGTGAAAAACTTTGGTGGTTTTAAAGTACGTTTCTTACATGAAAATTTGTCAGAAGATGAAGCAATCGTGTTTGAAAATTGGTACTTAACGCACCCTGATGGTAAGTGGCAGTTGGTTAACAAGGTCGGTGCTGTAGAACGAAATGTTTACAAGTTAGAGATGATTAAAGACTTGGTATATTACAGTGAGACTTCTCCTAGCGGTCTTAGGTGGAAAGAGACTAGAGCTAGTAACGCATTGAAGGACTCTGTGGCTGGCGCGTACAGTGCTACAGGTTGGGCATTCAAGATCAACGGTAAACGTACAGCTACTGCCCGAATCGTGGCAATTCTTCATGGAATGGAGATTGATGGTCTTGTGATTGACCATATAGATGGTAATACTAATAACAATAAAGTATCAAACCTTCGTGCCATATCATCGAAACATAATGCTTGTAACACCAAAAAGAGAAAAGACAATACTAGCGGAGTACACGGTGTCAGTTTTCATGCCAAAAAGAATGCGTGGGTCGCTCAATGGAGTGAATTAAACGGTCAACGAGGTCAAAAATGGTTTGCTATATCTAAACATGGACTGCTCCCTGCATTCGCCCTAGCCTGCCAATGGCGCGAACAAAAGATCAAAGAACTAAACGAACAAGGTGCCGGTTATACTGAGCGCCATGGAAAATAAATAAAGGAACATATGGCACTAACCCTCATTCAACAATGCCGATTAGCTGTAGCCGATATGGACCCTGCCTTTCCGCTGCTAACGGACGACTCCTACGAGTACTTCCTAGAGAAGAACAACAGCAATGTAACCCGCGCTTCACTTGACGCTGCTAAAACTATTCTCCTGATTCTCTCGCAAAGAAGCTCAGAAAGCGTTGATATATTCTCCGTCACTGGTGGGCACAAGACTGCGGAGCAGTACCGCCTAAGCCTGCAGCTATTCCTGAAGTCTCCTGAGCTAAACCCTCTGATGACTTCCGCAACTGCTTATGCTGGTGGTATTAGTTTATCCGATATGCAAGCGAACGTAGACACTGCAGATAACAACTACGTTAAAACCGCTAATCAATCCAGCAGCTACGGTAGTTCTCTGGATAATCCTTTCGTGATCTGATATGAGTAATTTATTCCTCCAAGCAACATCACGAGCTATTGACCGTCACGGTTCTACTGCTACCTACCGAGTAATTACGGAAGGTGTCTATGACATTGAAACTGACAGTGCAGCTAACGTAGAAACTGATTACACCGTCAAGATGTACATGAAGCACATCAAAGCTACTCAGTTTAACTATCCTAACATGATCGGTAGAGACTCTGGTTTGTTTTACATGCTCGGTCACAACTTAGGTTTCATTCCTAGTCCCGCTGACTTGATTATATTCGGTGGTAAGACCTACAAGGTTGACAGCGTACAAAGTCATTCAGCAAGCGGTCAGATCGCTCTATACAGGGTTTTAGCTGCAATCTAATACTTGGGTAGCTTCCTAAGAAATAAACGCCTATAGAGGCTTCTGGGAGAGACAATGAGAGTTAGTAACGCAGATGAAGTAGCTGGGGAAATCGCAGATTATAAGCTGGAGGTTGAACGCAAGCTCAAAGGTATGGTTAGTATGTTTGCATACGCAGCTACTAGAGCTATTCAAGAAAAGATTCCAATCGGTGACCAAGCTAGTATTGACGCAGGTGCGTTAGCTACCAATGGTCCACAGAAGGCTTACTTTGATCTTTACGATAAACGTAACTCAAGATATGGTATCGGTGGGGGTGACAATATTGAAGTTGGTTTCCACCGTGGTGCTCTTGGATATAGCGAGAGCGGTAACTTTCAGTTTGTTCCTATTGTAATGGATGAAATGATAGCTGCCGAAGAACTGCAGATGGACGTTGAATCATACTATGCGATTGGTGATAGATTCTTTATCGGCGCAGAGGGTCCAGCATACGATGCACTTGAAGCAGGTAGTTCTGCTCAAGCGCCTGATGGTATTAGTACTCCAGCCGTTCAAGCTATCGCTGATATTTACCGCCTAGATATGAAAACATACTATGACGCAACCAGATAATAAAGGAAAGTATGTCAATCGTCCTAATCAAGAAAGCACTTCAGAAGCATCTGGACACGCTACCTGAGTTGGCAACAGCAAGAGCATCTGCTAGCTTTACTCCAACACAAGGTGTACCGTATCAACGAGTGCAATTAATTCCAAGACAACCTGAGAATCCCACGTTTGGTGATTCCTATTACAGAGAAGTTGGATCATTCCAAATCTTCCTAGCTTATCCTAGTAATAAAGGTGAAGCGCAAGTGCTTGAAAGAGCAGAGTTAGTTCAAAAGCATTTCGCAAGAGGAACTACATTAACAGAAGGTGCAATTGAGGTTAATATCCTCCGAACACCTCAGATCGCAGGTAGTACTATCGTGGGTGATAGAGTTATAGTGCCTGTGATTATTCAGTATTCTGCTGGAGTGCTGCAGTAGCTTCAGCTTGAATTAAGTAAATACTAGTATAAACAATAAGGAATATAAAATGCCAATCAGTAAAAATATCAGCAAGGTCGTAGCCATCAAGAAAGAAGGTACTTACGGCGTACTCGCTGGCACTACAGGTGCTCGTTTGCTCCGTAGAGTTACCTCCAATTTTAACTTGGTCAAAGATACATACCAAAGCGCTGAAGTGCGCCAAGACTATCAAATGGCTGACTTCCGACACGGTGTCCGCAGTGCTGAAGGTTCGCTGAATGGTGAGTTTTCTCCCGGTTCTTACTCTGACCTTTTCGCCGCTGCACTCTCTAAAGCATTCGTTGCCGGTGTAGCTATCACTGGTGCTGCAATTACTGTTGCTGCCTCCGGTCTGCAGTATACACTGACTCGTGGTGCTGGTTCCTATCTGACTGACGGTTTTAAAGTCGGTGACGTTACACGCATTACTGCCGCTACAGGTTTGAACGCAGATTGCTTGAATAAGAACTTGCTGATTACTGCGCTGACAGCTACCGTAGCTACTGTGTCTGTTCTGAACGGTTCTACAATGACTCCCGCTGCCGGTACTGCTGTATCGTTTAGCGTTTCCGGTAAGAAGACTTTCGTTCCTCAGACTGGTCACACATCTGATTCGTTCACTGTTGAAGAGTTCTACTCTGATATTGCTCAGTCCGAAGTATTCACAGGTTGCAAGGTTAACACCGTTGGTGTGAGTATTCCTGCTACTGGTATGGCTATGCTGGACTTTGGTTTTATGGGCAAAGATTTGGCTCAGACTGGTACTACTCAGTATTTCACCACTCCTACCGCTCAAGGTACTTCTGGTGTGTTTGCTGGTGTTAACGGTGTGGTTGTGTTTAACGGCCTGCCTGTTGCTGTGATTACCGACGCTTCGATCAACATCAATCGTGGTATCGCCAACACTACCGTGCTCGGTTCTAACAGCATTGCTGAGAGTATCGACGGTAAGGCACTGGTGGATGGTTCTGTGAGTTTGTACTTTACTGATGCTTCTGTGAAGAATGCCTTTAAGGATGAAACTGAAGTATCTCTCGTGTTTGCAATGACTACTACAAACGCAGCTAACGCTGACTTCGTGAGTATCAGCATTCCTCGTGCTAAGTTGAACTCTGCTGATAAGTCCGAGTCCGACGCTGGTATCACAATGTCCTGCGATTTCCAAGCCTTGCTTGCAATCAACGGTGGTGCTGGTACTGCATCTGAATTGACAACTATCGTGATTCAAGATTCGTTGGCTGCATAATCCAATCTAACTTAAGTTGACCCCGTAGCCGAAAGGTTGCGGGGTTTTCTTGTTTCTATTACCCTTGACGTATCGCGCACCCTTGCGAGTACGCTTGACAATAAAGATTATACATGATAGAATGAGTATCTACTTTGATGAATTCAAGGAGCTAGCATTACTAACAACCCGAAAGGAACCTCATGTCATTTGATATTGTAAAACAAGATTTCTCTAAGTCCGCTGAAGCTGGACACACTTTTGAACTGGTGCTACCTACTGGCGAACCTTCTGGTGCAAAGCTGACTATTCTCGGCGATATGTCCCCTACTGTTAAGCAGTACAGCCGCCGTAAGTTCACTGAGTTTCAGCAGAAGCAAACTATTGCTCGGCGCAAAGGTAAAGAAGCTGAAGATATGTCCCTGCAAGAAGCTGAAGAACTCGCAGTTGAATCCGCACTGGTTCGCTTGATCGGTTGGGATGGTATCACTGAAGAAGGTAAACCTGTCACGTTCACCAAGGAGAAGGCTGAAGCTGTACTGACTGCTCACACATGGATTCGTGAAGCTATCGTGCAGGAGGCGAGTGACGTAACAAACTTTCGACCCAAGTGATTTAGAACAGGCTCTTGCTTATCTCAAGCAGGAGTTTACTCTAGGTTCAGGCGCAAATTCAAATAAAGCCAAACTAGAAAGTGTCTGGAGACAAACTGGACACCGACCAAAAGAACTAGATGAACTAGTCGAAATGCCTGATTCTCTTAGATTTATCTGGGAGGACTTCAGAGCGTTAAACTCAAGTCGAACTAGTAATGGTTACTCAGCCGAACCACTGAGTTATACGGAAATAATGAACTATTGCAATATTACTCAAGTTCAGTTGCAACCGTGGGAAGTCGAAATCATCAAGTACTTTGATGCTACGTTGATGAATCTTTACGCTGAAGAAGCTAAAGCTAATAAGAGCAAGAAATAACAACAATAAAAATTAGCCCTTTAACGAGGGCTTCTTTTTAAGTATACCTCTTGGTGTATTTAAAAAGAATAGCTAGACACAACCAAAGAGGTTAATATGGAATTATCAGAACTAAAGTTTGCGGTTAATACTGCAGAACTAAAAGAAGCAGTTGACCTTCTAGGTAAGGTTCAGCAAGGTACTGCTGACTTGGGTAAAGCTCAAGTTCAACAGGAGAAATCCGCTAAGAAAGCTGCCAAGAGTCAAACCGAAGTAAGCGATGCATTGGAAGATAGCGAAAAGAAAATCTCCCCATTGGAGAAGCTGCTTCAAAAACTGAATAACCAATATGGTGATCTGGTCAAGGGATTCACTAAAGGTGAAGCTGCTATTCTTCAACAAGCTCGTACATACGGTGCTGCTGAAGATGCCTTGCAGCCGTTTATCGCTGAGTTGGAGAAGATTAAGGAACTCACAAAAGACCCTTTTGATGCATCTGTGGGTGCTATCCGAAGTGTAAGCGCCGAGTTTGATAGGCTCAGTCAACGTGCAGAGTTGGCTCAACGAGGTATCTCCCTGAGTACAAAGCAGTTGGCAGAGTACAGTAGAATTAGCGCAGAGGTTAAAGGTAAAGTACTTGAATTGGGTATGGACCCTAAGAGTGCAGCAGGTGTTGAAAAGTTCAACCAATTGCTTGCTGAGAACCGCAACGAATACCTCAAGGTAGCTGCAGCAGCTAATGCGTTGGAACAAGCTGAGTCACTGCGCAATAAAACCTTGCGGGATAATGAAAGATTGCAAGCTGCAAACCTTCAGGCTCAGGCTACAATGATGAACGACGCTGTGAAGCTCTATCAGAATGCAGAGGCAGATAAAGCTAAGGCTCTTGCTGCTAGAATGAGAATGGAAGCTACAGCAGGTGATAACGCTGTGCAGTTGTTCTATAAGAATGAACAGCAGAAGCAAAAAGCATTTGAAGCTCGGATGAAAGCTGAAGCTACTATGATGGATGGTGCTGTAATTAAATACTACACCATGCAGAATAAGCCTAGTGCAAACAAGAGCGAAGTACAATCAGCTCGTGATCTTGCTCAAGCAACCAAGTGGTTAGCTACGGAGGAATCTAAGATGATTTCTGTGGTTGATTCTTTAAATCAAGTACAGGATCGTAATTTACAAGTTAGTGAAAAGGCTGCGAGGTCGGTCGCTAACTATGAGCGTAACTTAGCCAAGGCAGGTATTACTGGCGAAGCTGCTGCAGCTAAACTGGATGTGTATCGCAAACAACAAGCTGCTATTCAAAGTATCGAAGAGAAACGTCAAGGTCAGTATCTAACACGAGCACTACAACCTCAGATTGGTGACGTTGCTGTGTCTCTTGCTGCTGGTCAGAACCCTCTAACAGTTTTGTTACAGCAGGGCGACCAGATCAGAGGTTTGATTGCTCAGACAGGTGTACAAGGTGAAGCTCTCCGTGCGGTTATGCGTAATGCATTTACTGATACAATCAAGAGCGTTAAAGACACCGCTATCGCAATGGGTTCTGTGCTCGGTGGTGCGTTCATTGCTTTGGGTAATAATGTAATGGGTCTGGTGACGGGTCCGTTCAGTGCCTTCAGAGCATCTATTGCTGCTGGTGCTACTACTACAGGTTCTTTCTCTGTTGCTGTTGACGCATTAAATGCTGCGTTCCTTAGACTGGTTGGTAACCCTGTAGTAGCTCTGATGGTTGCTATCGGTACTGCGCTGACTGCTTTGGGTATTGCTGCTTATAAGAGCCTTGGTCAATATAGTGAACTGAATAAGTCACTGGTACTCAATGGCGCGGTAATGCAAATGTCCGCTGGTCAAGCAATTGATCTTGCTAAGTCGTTGGATACCACAGGTGACTCCGCTTCTAAATACGTGGATGTAATGATCCTTATGGCGAAGGAAGGTTTGAATGTAGGTTCTAACTTCAAGTCCGTCGCAGATAGTGCAATCGACATGCAGAAGTATCTGGGCGTTGCTATTGAGGATACGATCAAGAAGTATAAAGCACTGACAACTGACCCTCTCAAGGGTTTGATTGATTTGGCTAAGACTACTGGTGGTGTGAGTGCAGAGACTATTAAGTTGGTTGCTGAACTTGAACGCGAAGGTAAGACTCGTCAAGCTGTTGAGATTGCTATCAAGGCACAGTCCGAAGCTGAAAAATCTGCAGTAGCTAAAGCAATTGAAAACGCTGGTTATGTCGAGACTGCGTGGCGTAAAGCTATCGGTTCCATCAAGAGTATGTGGGAAAGCCTTAAGTCGGCTGTGATGGGATGGGGTGCTCAAGATACTATTGACGCTCAGATTAAATCCTTGGAAGATCAGAAGAAAGCGTTTGGTTTAGGTGGTATGATCGGTGCTAATAAACAAATTAGCATGATTGACGCTC